AGCCAGTTCATGAAATGTCTCAGCACCTTCATGAGAATACTTGGTATAAAATATATCTTCACTAAATTTAGATCTGAATTGTGGATTTCTATTTGATTTGAACATGCCTACCCCTTTCCCCTATTAAGTCGTTAAATAATTCTTGTTGTTCTCCTTCCTCTGGATAGTGCATCTGCAATATTAACTGTGCATAGTGTATTGCTTTCTCAATATCCTTTTTACCTTCACCCTTGGTACGATGTCGAGTAATATATTTTATCACATTTCCCTCTAGGTAGTCAAGATTATTTGCATGAATATATTCTACTGGTTGAATACCACATCCCTTATAATGATTACCACCAAC